TGAGCCACACTTTAAAAGTTTTACAATACTTCACTACCCCGCTAATCCAAAAGCAGGTGGTAAAGAAATACTTTTACTAGAAGGAAAGTACTAATATGGAAGAAGAAACATATACATTTGGAGAGTACTTCAATGAAGTCCAAGGCCGTGCTGCTGAACTATCAGATGAAGAAAAATCTACATTAAGTTCCTTGCAAACATCTCCTCAAGGTGCTATACTAGCAAAAGTATTAGGTCCAGACTTGACAATGCTTAGTTCAATGCTTACACCTACACCCAAGCGTGGCTTAGCGGCACGTAGATAATCCGCTATATTTGACTGGCTACCCATCCCCCTGACAACACACTAGGCTACGGCGGCCCCAGCAAGAAAGAATAAAATGAACGATACTATTATGGCAGAAGAAATGCAAGCCCCTACTAAGGTAGCCTTTGCAAATCGTAAATACTCTAATGAAGACAAACGTAAAATAGAAGAAGAAGAACTAGAAAAACTTATTGCGGAACAAAGTGGCGAAGCTCCTGAACAGGAAGATGAACCAGTAAACGCAGAAGATAAAAGCTTTAAGAAACGTTATGGCGATCTTCGCCGCCACATGCAAGAAAAAGAAAAAGATTGGGACGATAAGTTTAAACTTATACAACGTCAATTAGAGCAATCTACTAAAGAAGAAATTAAACTTCCTAAATCCGATGAAGACATTGACGCTTGGGCAAAGCAATATCCTGACGTAGCGGCTATTGTAGAAACTATTGCTATTAAAAAGGCACGGGAACAATCTGCAGGTTTTGAAGAACGGGTAAAAGAAATTGATGAGATGAGAGCTAGTGCCGCACGTGAAAAAGCTGAGTCGGAATTGCTGTCTGCGCATCCAGATTTTGGTGATATACGTGACAGTGACGAGTTTCACAATTGGGTTGATGAACAACCTAAGTGGGTACAAGACGCTCTGTATGAAAATGATAGTGATTCCCGTTCTGCTGCACGTGCAATTGATTTGTACAAAGCGGATATGGGTATTAAAACAAAGAAAAGTGCAAGCCCCAAAGACGCTGCACGTTCTGTAAATAGTCGTAATAATCGTAGTGTTCCTGACACAAGCAACTCCTCTGGTACTTTTAAAGAGTCTCAAGTAAATAAAATGTCACCGCAACAATACGAAAAAGCTTCCGATGCTATTATGGATTCTATTCGCACTGGTAAATTTATTTACGATATGTCTGGTAATGCTAGATAAACCTATTGACATATAATTTATTTATGTTATAACTATATGTACAATGTAGTAGTGTGGCCCCTACATAGGACTACCCACACTACAACTAACTAAACTTCCCGCAAACAACAATAACGCTTTCGGACAACCTAATGTCTCATGGCCCGTTATACTAGAAGGTAGGCCAACTTTCTTGTTAACGCACCCTAGTAGTAATTAGCCTCTGTATAAGTCATTAGTCGTTTGCATCTGTATCTAATGCTAGGAGAATTAATATGGCATTCGGAACCGCTGCTGGTTATGGCAATTTACCAAACGGTAATTTCTCACCAGTCATTTATAGCAAACAGGTGCAACTTGCATTCCGCAAAGCATCTATCTGTGAAGCTATTACTAACTCTGATTATTTTGGCGAAATCGCCAATATGGGTGACTCAGTTAAAATTATTAAAGAACCTGAGATCACTGTTCAACCTTACCTACGTGGTACAACTATTACACCACAAGACTTGGACGATGAAGATTTCTCATTGACAATCGACAAAGCTAACTATTTTGCTTTCAAGGTTGACGACATTGAGGAAGCGCACAGTCACGTCAATTTCCAAAGCCTTGCTTCGGATCGTGCTGCGTATCGTTTGTCTGACCAGTTTGACCAAGACGTACTTGGTTATCTGACAGGCTTCAAACAGTCTGCAACCCACGGTACACCTGACACCGTTAACACAACCACTAACGGTACTGTTGCGGTTTCTACTGCAGGTACTGACGAATTGTTGTCTTCAATGAAAATTGATGCAGCGTCATTTGGTGGTACTGCAACGCAAGCTCTTGCTCTTGCAGCACGTACTGGTGGAGCTACAGACGCTACACCTGCCGCTGGTGATACTTTTCCATTGACAGTTATTGCACGTATGTCTCGTCTTCTTGACCAGCAAAACGTCGATACACAAGGTCGTTGGTTGGTAGTTGATCCCGTATTCATGGAACTTTTGAAAGACGAAGATTCTCGTCTGTTCAATGCTGACTTCGGTGGTTCTGGTCTCCAGAATGGTCAAATCGGTATGAACATCCACGGTTTCCGTGTATACCAGTCTAACAACTTGCCATCGGTTGGTGATGGTCCGTCCTTTACAGGTACGAACTCTTCTACTAACTACGGTATGATTGTTGCGGGACATGATTCATCTGTTGCAACTGCTGAGCAGATCAACAAAACTGAAACATATCGTGACCCAGACAGCTTCTCGGACATTGTTCGTGGAATGCATTTGTATGGTCGGAAAATTCTTCGGCCTGAAGCCTTGGTTAACGCCAAGTACCATTTAGCATAAGGGAGAATAGAAAATGGCTACTATTTCAACACTATTGTTACCTGCTCACGGTAGTTCACAACGTGGACGTGCACCGTACATGGTACAAAAAACTATCGACCTTACTGCACAGGCAATTGACTGTTCATCTGGTGACGTAGTACAATGCTTAACCATTCCTGCTAATACACGTGTATTACACGCAGGGGTTTGCGTTGTTGCGTCTGCAACTCAGAACACAGGCACAGACGCAACTGTTACACTTGGTGCAGCAGATGCAGATGAGTTTGTTGCAGCGTTTGACATTGACGGTGCGGCTGATGGTGCGTACGCTCCTTCTGCTACACCTGCGGCTGACGTTACACTTGCTGCTGCAGATACGTTGGACCTTACCTTTGCAGGTTCCGGTGCAACATTCTCAGCTGGTAAACTTCGTGTTTATGCTGTAATGATGGACGTTAGTGACCAACGTGATGCCGCTCCTGCGGAAGTAGATCGTGACGCACTTGCATAACTAACACAATAAGTGGGCTGCTTAACTGTGGCCCACTTTACTTTATGAGGAATATAAAATGCGCAAAACTAAAAAGTATGCTTTGGGTGGTGTGACAACTCCAGAACAAGAAGACAGTCGTTATCGCCCTTCCGCTAATCGTGCACCGCAAGGTATGCTATCCTCTAGGGGTACTACATCCGCTATGGGTTTATACGATGGTGGCGTAGTAACTAAAAAGAACTATTGTAATCCTGTAAAAATTACAGACAACCGTAAAAATAAAAAGTAATGGCAGGTATTAACTTCAGGACAGCTAGTAAGTTTGCTAGTATTGTAGGTAACTCTGCCAGTACTTCTGGTAGTCCCAATAATGCTACGCTACTATTTACATGCCCTGAAAGTCACGAAGCTGAAATAGTTTTCCTTATGATAGCTAATGAAGCAACCTCTACAGCAAAAATTGGCATCCAAGTATATCACGCAGATGATACTACATACCACTTTCTTGTAGCAGAAGAAGCTATAGCAGGAAATAACCACAGGCAGTTTATTGGTGGCGGTCCACTGTTCTTACATGCAGGCGACAAGGTATTACTATTTAGGCACGGTGGGTCAGATGAGTTTGATGCTACACTTTCTGCTAGACTGTACTTCACCCCCGCTAAAAGGCTATAACAATGAGTACATTTCTTAATTTAACAAATGAACTTCTGCGTCGATTAAACGAAGTTCAAATTGATCAATCTGATTTTAGTGCCGTTAAGAATGTTCAGGCACTGGCGAAAGACGCTATAAACTCTGCTATTCGTGAGGCACTTCAGGATGCACAGGAGTGGCCCTTTACTCTTATAACCTATGAGCACACTCTTTCTGCTGGTACTAATACTTATTCATTTCCTGCTGACTATTCAAAGGCAGATTGGGATACGTTTTACATTAAACAACTTTCCTCTAAAAACAACACACCACAAAAATTAGAATTAATTACATACGATCAATACATTTCTAACTTTAGATCAGCAGAAGACACGGGTGGTACAGGGGCTAGAGATACGCCTCAGTACGTGTACATGACACAGGATACAAAGTTTGGGGTTAGTCCAGTTTCGGATGCAGCTTACGTAGTTGAGTACCGTTACTGGAAATACCCTGCAGACCTTGTTTTACATGACGATGAGGCTATTATTCCTGATAGGTTTAAGCATGTAGTTATTGATGGTGCTATGATGTACATGATGTTGTTCCGGTCTAATGAGCAAAGTGCTTCTTTGCATAGTCAGAAGTTTGAAGACGGTATTAAAATGATGCGCAGACTTCTTGTTGACCAACCTGTAAATGTACGATCTACAGTTATGTATAGGTCTTCCTATAATTTAATATCAGATAAAATATAAACATGGCGGATAATCTACAAACTTTTGTTTCTGTATGTGCTGGGGGACTAGTAACTAACGTAGACCCTTTGACGCAGAGCAATTCTTTGTCTGGTAGCGCAATACGTTTAATTAACATGGAGCCTTCTCTTGAGGGTGGATATAGACGTATAACAGGTTACGCAAATTCTTATGGTACACTTCCCGGTACAGGAAAAGTCTTAGGTCTTGCTGTAAATGGTGAAATAAATCAAGGTATACTAGGTTGCAGAAAGCCATCTGCTGGTACTAATTACTTACATTGGTACAATCACTACTACGATGTAGCCCTTGGATCAGGTGAAGGTTCAGCTTTTAATGTAGCTGAGTCTCTTACTGCGGTGGTTAGCTCAGGGGATAGCTCAGCAACAGCAGTAACGGGTACTGTCATATCTAAAACTTCAAACGCTATTGTAGTAGACTTCGGTAAACTACCTAGTTCTGTATTTGCTACAGGTAATATCCTTACAGGAGTTACCTCTGCGGCAACAGGTACAGTGGCAAGCACACCTACTGTAAAAGGTTGGCAGGCTGTAACGTCAGCTGGTAGTCCTACAATGACAGGTGTTGACGTTGTACGGTTTGAAAGATACAACTGGACGGAAGAAGTACTACTCCTTACAGATGGAATTAATCCTGCCGCTAAGTATAATGGAACTAACTATGTGCAGATTACCCACGCTAACGCACCTAACAACCCTAAGTTTGCTAGTGCCTTTGCAAATCATCTTTGGTTAGCGGGTGATCCTGACGAACCTTTTAATATATACTTTTCTTCACCTAACTCTGATATAGACTTTGATCCCGGTAATGGTGCTGGCGTTATTAACATTGGTTTTACCGTAACCCAATTAAAATCTTTTCGTAACCAACTTTATGTATTTGGTCAAAACCAGATTAAAAGAATTGTTGGAGATAACTACTCTAACTTTAGCGTAGAAAATGTTACTAATGACTTGGGTTGCGTAGCACCTGATACTGTGGTAGAATTTGGTGGTGACATTATCTTTCTTGGACCAGATGGTATTCGCCCCATTTCAGGTACTTCTAGGATTGGTGACGTTGAACTTGAAACAGTATCTCGTGAAATTCAAAAAACCTTTGAAAACTATACAGCCAACGAAGACGTAACAAAACTAAAAGCTTTGGTTATACGCCGTAAGTCTCAGTTCCGTTTATTCTTTGAAGCTAATACTTCTCTATCCCTCCTAGCAGCTATTCGTAAAAGTTCTTCCGCACAATCTACCTTTGAGTATAGTCAGCTTGTAGGCATTGAAGCAACTTCCGTAGCTAGTGGTTATATAGGCCAGTTTGAATTTGTACTACATGGGGACAGTTCAGGTAAAGTATTCAAGCAAGAAGAGGGTAATTCTTTTGGTGGTGATGATGTACTAAGCGTATTCCAAACACCGTTTTATTTTATGGGTGATCCAGAACTACGTAAGATATTTTATAGAGTTAAAACTTTTCTAAAGTCAGAAGGTGAAGCTACTATAGCTGTAGGCATTGAGTATAATTTTGGCGACTCTGAAATTGCTACACCTTCAAACTTTGATTTAACTACAGCGGGGGCTGCATCTTTCTTTGACGCAAGTTCTACACTGTACGATGAAACAGATATTTATGATGGAAACCCTACTCCCATTCGTGTTACTAATATAAGTGGTTCAGGTGATTCTATTTCAATAGCGTATGTTACAAACAGCACAAGCCCTAGTCATACCATACAAGCAGTTTCTATTCTGTATGGTCTAGGCGATAGGAGATA